CCACGAAAGTAGCTCCATAATCAAAGTCAAACGCGAAAGGTGCGTTATTCCACGACACTTCAAAAGCAGCGGCACACAGCGGTGCCAAAAACTCCTTCTGAATTGCCGATTTTTCAAACTTGTCCACCCTATCTGATAGAAGAGTCACATACGCGTACGAAGCGGCAGCCCCTAAGACGGCCGATACACCCTGGTCAGCCCCCTGTGTGATGAAATACGAAGCACTCAAAGCAGTTCCATATCCAGCCGTAGACCTCTTGAGGGTTGTCTTGAGACGGGAGTATTCATTGGGGGCGATCGGTTTGGTGAATGCGTAAGTGAGAGACATTCTGTACGAAAGTCACTTAAAATCTTTATCCGAGTTAACAATAAGAATGCCGTGCCAGCGTTGTAAGAAGAAATGTGGTGTCCCTATTGATTGTCAATACTGTGAAGGCAGTTTCTGTCCGGGTTGTATTCACCTACCAAAACACGATTGCCAGGGTGCCGATATCAAGAAGTTGAAACAGCGCAAGGAACTCGCCGAGAAGACAGCCTTCGAACCACCACCGAAGTGCTTAAAGATTTGAAGACTAGAATACTCGGGCTGAGATGTCCGAGTGGTCTAAGGAGGACGACTTAAGATCGTCTGTGCTACGCACGCGCGGGTTCGAACCCCGCTCTCAGCATCCCGCACTCATAGCTCAGTGGTAGAGCGCAAGCTTAGTAAGCTTGAGGTCAAGGGTTCGAAACCCTTTGAGTGCAAAATTAATATGTTCTTATTATAAATGTTGACTTGCATTTCAACATTTATAATAAAGCTTGTATATAGAGAGAGGATAAAGAGGGGGGATTCGCCTAGAGGTTCATCGTATAACATAAAGATTTTGGGCGAAACTAAACTATAATGTCCCTCGGAATTAAGAAACTTTCCTTCGATGCTCTTCTTCCTACTCGTGGCTCCATTGGTGCTGTGGGTTACGACCTCTATAGCAATTGTGATGGTGTTATTCCATCATCGGAGAGGATGCTCGTCTCCACGGGAATCGCCGTGGTACTCCCCAAAGGTGTCTATGGTCGGGTCGCACCTCGTTCGGGACTCGCAGTCAAACATGGTATCCAGGTCGGAGCGGGGGTTATCGACCCAGACTATACGGGGGAGGTTAAAGTTGTTCTCTTCAATCATGGGGACAAAGACTTTGAGGTGAAGAAGGGTGACCGCATCGCTCAGCTTATCCTCGAGAAGTGTGAGACGCCCCTCATTGAGGAGATTATTATCGTCGAGGATACAGAGCGGGGTTCTGGTGGATTTGGCTCTACTGGCAATTAGAAAACCACAAATCTTCTGGTTGAGGCATGAAAAGAACACCTTTTTGCATAGTCATGTAGAGCTTGGCCTTATTGACATCTGGGTAGGACAGGAGCATCCATCGTTCCCAAAATTCCGCTCTGAAATAATCTTCCCAGTCCTCCTTATCACTTTCGTCCACACCAAGCATACCTCGGTGAATTTCATGGTGATTTGTTTCTATCCGCAACTTCTTAGGAATGATGGCCCCTTTTCTAATAAGATGTGCGCGCATGAGACGAGCGTCACCATGGTCGGGGTAATATTGAACACCCTTCTGACCGAAATCAATGGCTCTCCTGGATGGGAGAATGACACGATACTTATGGGTCACGGAGGGACTGGGCTTAAGAACGACGTGCATATTACTTATACGTGTGAAAATAGAATGTTAGAATACATCGCATCGGGTAATATACCTGTTCGAGTTGGTCAGACCGCAAAGGAAAACGACCACCTCACGACCACGAGTGACCCCAAATACTGGTGGATGCATGCGAGTGGATACCCGGGTGCGCACGTCGTCGTATGTTATGAGGGGGAGGAACTTCCTAAAGATGTGAAGAGGGATGCTGCCGTACTAGCTCTATATCATAGTAAGACACCTGACTCGAACATGTCTTGGGTAGACATGGTACGTGTCGAGAATGTTTCTTCCCTCAAACAACATGGACGAGTGACACTCCACGGTGAAGTTGACCAGCTCACCATATTCATGAGAAAAGAAAAGGAACGTTTGGAAAGAATCTTAAAAACAAAATGCACGATCTAAATAGATGAATCACCAAGACTGGAATCCAGTTATCATCCATGGAAAAGCTGCACCCACGAATCATCCCCCTCCTAAGCACTATGAGCGCACCAAGGAGCAAAAGTTGGAGGATGAAGAGCTGGGGACGCACAAGAAGGTACCACTCTCGATGGCGAAGATGATTCAACAAGGGCGTATTGCTAAAGGTTTCAAAACACAAAAAGATTTAGCAATCGCGATTGGGGTGAATGCGAGTATAGTAGGTTCGTATGAGTCAGGTCGAGCCATCCCAGACCCCGGTGTCCTTCAAAAGTTGAGAAGGGTTCTGGGTGTCAAACTAAAGTAACCCCTTGTACGTTCCAGCGATGTAGTAGACATCCTCGAATCCGAGTTCTTCCAATGTCTCTGCCGCAAATCTGGCTCGTTGCCCAGTATTGCAGTAGACGAGTAAACCCTTCTTGGGAAGTTCTGTGGTGGTCTTTTCATCCATCTTATTGACGGGGATATGGAGTGCCTTTGGGTAGTGTCCTGCACGGTATTCCGTGATCGTACGAACATCAATAACCTTCTTTATCTTACCCTCCTTGATGAGGCGTTTGGCTTCTGAGGTGGAGATGAGGTTCTGTCCCATGAAAGTATACGCGAGGGCTCCAGTGAGTGCACCAGCTATGATAAGAGGTATCATTTAGTATGTGTAGGGATTTTAACTTCGACGTGTTCCATCTCGAAGCAGCACTGGGCGTGACCATCATAAGTCCTCTTACACGCTTTACAGTAATAAAGGATAGGTGCGTCCATAATATAAATGGCACTTGGAAAAAAACAAGAAGTCTCTACCCGTTTGAGTCCTGATGAGATTGCTAAGCTTTCTATGGATGCCCGTATTGCCGTGATGGAAGAGGCACTTAAGGGTGAAAAGGTTCGATACAAGTCTGATTGTGACTCGGAGAAGTTCAAGGGGTTCCTCGAGGACCGACTCACAATTTGGGAGGGGGAGAAGGATAAAACCTTCTATGGAAAGAAGATGTATGAAAAGACAAAAACTTTGATTGACAACTGGGACTAACATAACTTTCTCTGTGCACTAATTTTCCTGGCTTCATCCCAGCGACCGGACTGTTGAATGAGTAGAATGGTGTTTGCTTTCATTCTTGAGAGGGATTTACCTTCTCGTAAATTCTTGAATGCATTTTCAACTGTTTTGTTACTTATACCAGCGCGCCGAACCTTGTATCGACGAGTTTCATTTTCCGCAGCGACTGCGCGTTTTTCTGCTTCGACAATCCTTTCCTGTAGACTGGCGATGACCAGTTTCTGTTTTCTCGCTTTCATATCATCACTCTTGTTTCGGAGTCTGTCCTCCAGTTCTGCGATGATTACTTTCTGTTTCCTGATTTTAGCATTTTTCTTCCTGACAACCTTGTCTATTTCTGGTCCAAGATCGATAACGAACTTGGACACTTTACGGGACTTTACCATTTTTACTCGTTTTTTAGTGGAACGTAATTTACTTAGTTACCAAAAGCGACACCAGCCATACCATTCTTGATACGAAGAATGTTATAGTTGACCGCATAGACACGGTGAAGTTGGTTACCACCAGTGGGGTTATTGAGTACGAGTTTCGCGTTATCGATACGAGAGAAGTTAAGAGTACCCGTGGGTTGCATCTTGCTCATAGTCAGACAGAAAGGCCACGAGTAGGTGGGAAGATCATCGAGGATGTTATCGGGGAGATCGGTACAGTGCATCTCGGGAACGACATCGTGGTGGTAGATGTTGGAAGTGTTCTCGAAGAGTGCGGTACCGTTGATGTAGAGGGAAGAGGTCGCAAAGTTGTACTCATCGGCCCAGTCACTACCCGAAGCTTCACCGGAAACAACGTGGAGAGATTTCACGGGGTGGTTGAAATAGCTGAGATCGATATCAGTGTCCGTGTTGGAAGCGAGTTGGTACTGTGTTTGGGTAATGAGAAGTTCATGTTCATTGTCGGTGAAAAACTTACGCTCTTCCGTATCCAGGTAGACGTAGTTACCGTACACCTTGGGAGTATCGGTGGGAATGTACCCATCGCGACACTTGATGCGAATCTCAACGTCATGATACTGGAGCGCCACGAGGGGGAGCACCTTGGTCCAGTCTTCACCGAAGAAGAAAGGAATCATGTAATGGTTACCGGTGTTGTTTTCCTTCCGAGCATTGGTCGTGACAGCCATCGACGCCTTCGCGGTAGTATCACGCATGAGGGGGTTGTGGACACCCTGAATGAAGAGGGAATCCAGCTGGGATACCTTCTGACCACCGATCCACAGCGAAAATTCGGTGGGGCTGGCAGCGGCGTTGGAGAATAGACCCGTAGCATTCTCTTGAACCCCCGCGATACCGTTAGACTCGATCCAGATGTAGCTCATGAGATCACCCTTGGAGCGAATGGGGATGGCAACCTCGTTGTTCGCACCAAAGGTACCGATGTAATCCATGCGCTCGGGCTTCATGGCAAAGTTGGTATAGCGCTTGTAGTTCTGGCGGAAGAAACTGACCTGGGGATCACCCGTGATGTAGACATCCTGGGCACCCACCGACACGAGCTCAATTAAAGCGGCAGACATTTATTAATAAATGATATTAAAATTTTGGCTCATTATAAACATATGGTGGTTTTCCAGGCTTTGACATGGGAGGCTCGAGATGTTGATGACGAACATATGATCAGTATTATGGGAAAGACGGAGGATGGTAAATCTGTATGTGTGACGACCGTTTTCGAACCCTATTTTTTTGTAAAACTACCCAGGGGTTCGACGGATCGTGATGTTCGTCTACTCTACGATGACCTGAATAAACTTCGCCCAGACCATGTGACTGGGTATAGTGTAACTCAGAAGAAAGATGTCTGGGGTTTCCAAAATAATGAACAATTTGCGTACATGCGCCTCAACTTCAAGACCCTCGCGGATCGTAGAAAGGTCAATTCAGTGTTTGCGTACAATCGTGATTTTCGAAGGTATCATGTCTATGAAGCAAATCTCGATCCCGTCCTGAGGCTCATGCATCGTACGGGGATCCAGTCTACTGGGTGGTTGGACACGGGTTCAGATTGTGTACGCTCCCATCTCGCAAAAGTGGATATCGATCTCTGGTGTAATGACTGGTCAACCCTGAAACCGGTGAACCGTGACGATATCGCCCCATTTGTGGTGGCTTCGATTGATATCGAATGTAATAGTTCAACTGGTAAATTTCCAAACGCGGACGTGACGGATGATGCATGTTTCCAGATTGCCATTTCACTGTGTACGTTCGGAAGTGATGAACCGTACGAGAAGACATGCCTATGTTACAAGAAGACCGAGGGACCGGATGTAGTGAGTTTCGATACCGAGCGTGAAATGCTCGAAGCGTTTCAGAAATATCTTCACGAGAAGGATGTGGATATCATTACAGGGTGGAACATATTTGGTTTCGATCTTGAGTACATCTACAAACGAGCCCTGTTGACAAATTGTGATGAGGAATTTTTCAACCTGGGTAAGTTACGTGAACCAGCGAGTGAACTCTTACTGAAAAAGTTAAGTTCGAGTGCTCTGGGTGATAACTTTCTCAAACTGCTTCCCATGTCTGGACGATTCATCTTCGATATGTTTCATGAAGTGAAGAAGGGGTACAAATTAGATTCATATAAACTCAACGAAGTTTCAAAGTTGTACCTAGGAGACCAGAAAATCGATATGTCCCCGAAGGAGATGTTTGCTCGATACAAAGAAGGTGACCCAAAAAAGTTGGGTGAAGTTGCTGAGTATTGTATCAAGGATACTCTTCTCCCCCATAGACTCTTGAAAAAGCTATGCACACTTTTGAACCTCCTGGAGATGGCAAAGGCGACGTGGGTTCCCCTTTGTTTCCTCGTCGAACGTGGTCAGCAGATCAAGGTATTCTCCCAGCTCACCAAAAAGGCTCGTGAACTGGGGTACATGGTACCCACAATCAAATACGGATCTCTCCCCGAAGAGCCGTATGAAGGTGCGACCGTTTTGGAAGCCCAAAAAGGAGCGTACTACACTCCAATCACAGCGCTTGATTTTGAAGCCTTGTACCCATCAATCATGATGGCACACAACCTTTGCTATTCAACTTTGGTGATGGATGAGTATCGTTACGGGAATATCGAAGGTGTCACATATGAGACATTCAAGATTGGCGACAGAGTGTACAAGTTCGCACAAGGTGTATCCAGTCTCTTACCAGCAATTCTTCTCGAACTTAAACAGTTTCGCAAAAAGGCGAAGAAGGATATGGCAGCCGCGACGGGGTCTATGAAAGAAGTCTACAACGGTAAGCAGCTGGCGTACAAGGTTTCGATGAACTCCGTCTATGGTTTCACGGGTGCGGGTAAAGGTATTCTTCCGTGTGTTCCGATCGCCTCTACGACGACGTGTCGAGGTCGTGGTATGATTGAAGAGACGAAGAATTATGTAGAGGCGAACTTTCCAGGGGCGAAGGTGCGATACGGTGACACGGATTCTGTGATGGTTGAGTTCGATGTGGGTGACCGCAAGGGTGAAGAAGCTGTTAAATACAGTTGGGAGATTGGTGAACGTGCAGCTGAAGAATGTTCCGCCCTGTTCAAGAAGCCAAACAATCTGGAACTCGAGAAGGTGTACTGGCCATACTTCTTGTATTCGAAAAAGCGTTACGCGGCTAAACTTTGGACAAAGGGAAAGGATGATCAGATGCACATGGATTATGTGGATATTAAGGGACTCCAGGTTGTCCGCCGAGACAATACACCTCATGTGCGAGAGGTGTGCAAGGAACTTCTCGATGTTGTACTCACATCGAGTGATCCGGGTCCACCCATGGAACTCGCGAAAGAGCGAGCGATTGAACTCCTGTCGGGTGATGTACCGAATGATAAACTCGTACTGAGTCAGTCCCTGTCCGACACATACAAGATTAAGGGAGAACCCGTTTCTGTGACAAGCCCCGAGAGTGTAAACATTAATCAGTCACACGTTCAAGTTGTCGTCAAAATGCGTGAACGTAAACCGGGTTCGGAGCCACAGTCGGGGGATCGTGTCCCATATCTGCTCACGAAAACGGATGATCCCAAGGCAAAGGCGTTTGAGAAATCCGAAGATCCGAAGTACGTCGAGGAAAACAACATACCCGTGGATTACCTATATTATTTCGAAAACAAGTTCCTCAACCCAGTATGTGATCTTCTCGACCCACTCTATGAGAATGTGAAACAGGATATTTTCGGGGAAATTCTTGATCAGCATAAACCAAAAAAGAAAAAGGTTGGTCCGGCACTCAGCACGATGAAAAAAGAACAACTGATGGAAGAGTGTAAGAAATTGGGTCTCGACGATTCTGGAAAGGTTGCCGATTTACGAGAAAGGATTAAAGGGGCCAGAGTGGGGACGATCGACGACCTATTTAAAAAATACGAACAAAATACCAGTAAGACATGAGCCGATATGAAAAGATAGACGTTCTCATCGACGAAGAAATCAATCAACGACTCGTCGCGATGATGAATGAATACGTCGATATCATTTCAAAAAAACACGGAATATCAAAGGACCTTCTTCTTAAGGATATACCCGAGACGTTTTCTGGAACAATCTGCAGAGGAACGAAAACAGATGGAAGACGGTGTACATTCAAAGGTATTCATAACGGGTATTGTAGGCATCATGCGACACAAATAAATCGCCTGAACCGTGTGTCACTCTCTAGAAATCATAGCCATAATCATAGTCCGGAATTAATGTATGTGAAAGATTGTCCGGGGTGTGTGTATTCGAACGGGCTTATAGATTTGGGTACCATGATTGGTAATGAGTAAAACTGATATCCTGTTAACATCCATAAACACATTTTATAGTACAGAGGAAAACAGATCTAAATTGTTAAACATCCTAGATAAGTCGAGTGGTATTTCTTTACGAAATCTTGAATGGTTCATCACCAACTATGCGAAGAAGAATCACATTTCATTTACAACTCGTGATGGTAAATTGTTTACCGTTCACTGTGCTTACAAATCGAGTCTCGATGGGTACAGTAAAAAGTTGTTTGATCCATTTTGTCGATCGGAAAAGTTTCCATATGTAGTTCCGGGTACATCTCATGAAATTCATACGACGCTCGCACAGTTGAATTTCATCAAATGGTGTATCAAGAATAATATCATCGAATATATTAGTAATAACAAAACTAAATTGTTCACTAGGCAGGTGACATGAAACCACGTTCAAATATGAACGTCTGGTAACCCGTGTAATACATATTCAAAGAGTACGTCTTTGTTGCTGTGTCAACAAGAGCACCCCCCAATTTCACTTCTATATTTGTTTTATCCGATTGTATCTGACTAAAATCCAAGTTCCCCGATGGTTCCACATTAATTGGATTCATCGAGAAGCTATAGGTGTAGATATTTCTAATTGGTCTAGCTAACCTGTTCCTGAACGGTACAAGATATTTGAAATAGGTGTGATTCGTGTTGGTGACGTTTGGAAGCCGGTTACCGTTGATATAAAAACTAGCAGACTCCATGATTGGATAAAAGAACGTTTGCTGGTCATCGAAATTTACATTTGAAGAAAAATTGAATCGGTTCTGGAACAACATACGTTCATTTAAACTCGATGTACCGATCGCATCATTCGCATTTTCGTAATCGGTATTTCGTAAAAACCAGTGAATACATTTAACTGGGATGTTTGGTACGAGATTGTTTACGATCGTTGACGCACCGAGTTCATTCACCGCCGATGAGTGTCTCTTCACAAGATCTGTCACGAGTGTCTGCTTTTCATTTGCGAGATAATTTCTCTCTTCGGGACTGACGGTAATCTCTTCTGTGATGATGTCGAATACAGGTAACGAGAGTGTTCCACCAAAATTTGTAAAAAATGTCTGTGGGTGAAACTCAAATTCAAACTCAATCTTCTGGCGATGGATTGCACACACGGGAAAGTAGGGGCGATTTGGTTTATTGGATGAATATTCATCACTCGCATACTTTCTCGAAAAAAAGAAGTGGAGAGGTATGACAAGATCGGCACTCGATCGCGCGTATTCTTCGTTCCGACTCGATTCATCATAGCCTATGTTTCGATTTACAAGAAACCTATTCGCAACCTTTTCGGAAATTTCTAAATACAAGTCATCGTAAATAATTCCCCAGTCATCATAAATCTTTTCAACCTCGATATCATCCACGAACATTGTCACACTCTTCAGAATATGCCGTCCCAGTTGATCTGCGTAGTTCCCATTCGCGATACCAGGCATGGTAATACTCAACCACATGTTACTCAGGAGATCACCCATATTTGTAGGATTGAATGGCACTTTAATCGTTTGTGCGAATGGCCATCCAGCGATATTTCCATTGTTGATAACTTTACGAGACCGGTGGTATTTTCGAAACTCTGAGTGTCGCTGTGATTCGTAATTAAAGAATGATTCGTCTGGGTCTTTGGAAAGGAGGTGTGTATCCTGCTTTCCAATAGCTTTGAGGGAAATTTTAGCAGCCTCACCCATATCTACTTACTGCTCACATATTTTTAATATCATTCTTCCACATCGTGATGTGACTCGTTTTTAGCATGCGCTCCAATTCAACATTTGCCTGTCGCGCTTCATCCATGAGGGCTTTGACGCGTTCTTCAGTGTACTCGACCGTCTTCGTGTTGAGAAGATAGTCCCAAGAACCCTCGATCTTCGGGAAATGTCCAGACATCTCTTTCTCAAGTTCCACCTTCTTTCTCTTGAAGACCACCAACTTTTCTTCGATGACCATCGTCACAAACTTTGACTTGAGACTACACATCTCAGCCCTCTTTTCGAGGACATCGATGAGATGTGCCTTTCGCTTTTTATAGTGTTCGAGTCGCAACTCCACAAAGTCCCGTAGGATTTCTTCGGGACTCTCGTACTTGTGGATTCCCTTGGTGGGGTGGAACAGGTGCATGTTTGAGACATGGAACGTCTTTCGCATCTTGAGGTCTTTCATCAAGTCCTTCCCTGAGTACCCAAATATTTCAAAGTCTACATCTTCGGTGGTACTGTTATTCGTGTAGCTCGTAATCATCTTCTTCTCCATGAGAGTATCGAGGTACTCCTTGTAGTCCTGTGTCCACCGACCCGGAGGAAGTTCTGTCACTTTGAGCCTGGATCCGGTGTCTCTGTATGTACCCTCTGTCACCCACAGACCTCCTTCATCCTTGTACACCTTACCTTTGAAACCCCTGAACCATGGCTTCATGGGTACAGCTTCTTCACCACCCAAGATTTTCCAGATATTTTCCTTGATATCCTTGGGGTTGAAGGGCGGGACATAGCAACTGAAACCCGTCCCAATCCCCTCCGTTCCATTCACCAGAACCATGGGAAGGGTAGGCATGTAAAAGTCTGGTTCGATGGAACGTCCATCATCATCCAAATAATTGAGGATGGCATCATCCCTGGGATCGAAGAGTTTTCGAGCCTCCTTGGTGAGTTTTGTGAAGATGTACCTCGTCTGGGAGGCATCCTTACCACCCATGAGTCGTGTTCCAAATTGACCACAAGGTTCGAGGAGGTTGATATTGTTCGAACCCGTATAGTCGTTGGCTAACTTTACAATCGTCTCTGCGAGGGAAACTTCGCCGTGGTGGTAGGCACTCTTTTCAGCCACGTAGGCCGCCAACTGTGCCACCTTCATCTCCGCAGTCAGATTCCTCTGGAAACAAGAGTACATCACTTTACGCTGTGAAGGTTTGAGACCATCTGCGACATGGGCGATAGAGCGCTTCAAGTCTGCGAGACTGAAGTTCACCAAATCCTTATGTACAAAGTCAGTGATATCCAGCTGCTTCACATCACCATAAGGTACCTCGAGTTGGTCAGCATCTTTGGCAGTACTTTCGAGAAGCCAAGACTTTCGGGCATCCGCCTTCTTTTTGTCAAATGCAAGAACGATAGAGTCATCCGTCATCGTATCCACGTCAAACTTCACGGTCAAGTCTTGAATCTTCTTGAAGTATTCTCGAGCCTCAGCTGAGGTAGAAGTACCCAAACCCTTGTAGTACTTGATTCGCCATCCAGCCTTACCATTGCCATACCAGGTTCGGAATGCAGAGTCCGTATAGAACGACTTGGTGTCGGAACCCTTGGTCGCCTTGATGATTGGGGTCACCATCGAAACCACAAAGTTCAGTTTCAAAAGGCTGGGCCAGAAGTAATGGATCATGTTGAGGATGAGACCCTTGATGTGGGAACCATCGTTATCCGCATCAGTCATGATCATGAGGCGACCGTAGCGAAGTTCCGAAACACTTGTGTACTCCTTCCCCTGTTGGAGACCCAAAATTTTCTTGAGATCGTTAAACTCCTGGTTGGAGGTCAATTGAGCCACCGAAGAGTCTCTCACATTCTTACACTTGCCACGAAGAGGGAAGACACCGTAGTGGTCTCGACCCACCACAGAGAGGCCAGCGACGGCGAGCGTCTTCGCCGAGTCGCCCTCTGTGACGATAAGTGTACACTTCCCAGATTGTGCCGTACCAGCCTTGTTCGCGTCATCCAGTTTAGGAATACCGGTAATCTTAGACTTCCTGGCACCATCAGTCTTCTTGAGTTCCTTCATCTCCTTGAACTTCGAGAGTGCTGTGAGTTCATCGGCGATACCAGTCTTGAGAACATTCTTCACAAAGTTCTTTGGGGGTTCAAACTTCGAACCAAAATCTGGAGACTTCGAGGTACACTCAGACTTCACCTGACTCGAGAAGGTTGGGTTCTCGAGGGTTGCCTTCACGAAGATGGTAAAAGCGTTCTTCACCTGTTGAGGTTTGAGCTTAATCTTCTTCGCCATATCCTCGATGATTCCGTTGGCGATATGGTTCGCGACGTGGTCAACGTGTGTACCACCCTTCATGGTACAGAGACCGTTCACGAACGAGACTTGCTCGAGACCATTCTCCGAGGGTCCAATGCACACCGACCAACGGTCACCGGCTACAGAGGCAACTTCTTGAACACCTTCATGCATTTTGGCATAGGCTTCAAAGTTTTGTTTGGGGAGAACGTCCCCGTTGAACTTCACTTTACAGTTTTGGGTCGTACAGATGTTCGCATCCCAAACGCGCTTTTGGAAAATGTTGTAGATGGTATCGTCCATCTTGGACATTCCAAACCTCTTCCACTCAGGAGTAAACGTGATGGCTACAGATGATGTGGCACCCGAATGTTTTTTGATTTTTGGTGGGTCACAGACCGTCATATTCTTCGACCGCTTTTGGGTATAGGTCTGCTTCGTCTCATGATCCTTGATCGCGATTGCAAAATCGCTCGAGTAGATGTTCGCCAACTTGGCACCGTAGCCATTGCGACCTCCAACAATCCTTTTTTGAGTGTCATCATAGTTGGTACTTGTAAGGAGATGTCCAAACACAAGTTCAGGGTTCCAGA